GTATAATACTTTTTAGGCTGAGATCCTGGAGCATCACCGATATCTGGATCCTCTGGAGTCTTTCTTTCTTCCAGAGGTTCAACATCAGTCAACCATTTACGCTTTTTCTTACCATCCATTTCAACGATAACATAATTAGAACCACAATGAGTGATGGTAACAACTTCATCAGTTTCTTTTAAAATTACTGATTGTCCATTATAAAACAGTTCACCATTTACATAATCTTCACGTCTTTCTGAAACAGTCTCTAATTCGACATGCCTGATAAATGATTTATTTTCATTTAAATTCATTCCTTTGCGAACTGCATTAAACAGTTGTTTTGCTAATGAATCAGATACACCCTTTGGGAGACCTTGAGAGAACTTCGCAAAGTCATTGTTCTTTGCGTTCTCTCTTTGTTTAGATGCAGACATGCCAGAGACGTCATCAGAGTCCGGATCACGATCACCAGCGGAGACTACTTTAACAGTGTCGAACTTATATAGACCATGTCTGGATTCTACACCATTATATTTTTGCAAAAGTTTATCAAATTCTGCCACACGATCAGAACCTGCAACCATTACAAGGTTTTTATATCCCTGCTTGTACATATACACAGTAGCATCTAAGAAGTTCTTTACAGAAGTATCTAGAATAATATTGCGTCCATGCTTAGGGAACATCTTCCGCATGAACTTTACTTTAGTTCGATACTCTAAAGGATTCTTTTTAGAATCTACTGATTGGGATGCAAAAATCTTATAATCATTCCCTTTTGCTAGGGATGATACTTTATTTAAAAGTTTTTCGTGTCCAGTAGTAGGTGGATTAAATCTACCGAATACTAGATATCCTACAGAAGCTTGTTCTTCAAGGTAAAGTTTAAAACTGCTAATCATCTTCCAGCTCTTCTGCTCACATCTAATTTTCTTTTACCGGGAAGTAATCGTTTAGAGATTACGCCAACTACACGTTTACTTTTATCTAGTCTCTTCTCTACTCTCGCTTTTTGAGCAACGCTCATACCTGCTTTAGTCTTACCACCAAAGTATCTTTTAGTCAATACATCTCTGGCTGACCTTCGCCCTCTGGATTTTAATCTTTGTAACGTCGGGGCTTTGCGAAGAGCAATTTTTCTTTGACGTTGAATCTTTTGCTTGCGACGTTTCATTGCGATAGAACGCTTGCGCCTTGCTGCAAAAGACAGCACTTCAGATACGGGTAAAGACTCCCCCTCACTAGGAGAGGAAGTCTCTGCAATAATCGAGAGGAAGTCTTTAAACCCAATCATAGTCTTAGAACTTGAAGCCTACGCCAATTTTCATACCGTCAGCAGTGGTTACCCAATCGTTAACAGTTGTGAGTGGATCCTCAACAACGTCAACAGACCAACCATAGCTAATGCCTACGGATGCACGCTCGTTCAGGTCATGACTGTAACCAAATCCATAGGAAGCACCGCCCCAACCAACAGCGATAGCGCCGTCAGAAGCGAGATCCATAGAACCGCCTACCCATACATACTCGCCACCAATAATGCCAGGAGTGATGTTAAGAGTAGGATTCAGGGAAACGTCTCCCCAGGTGTTGCCATCACCACGACCGATAAGGTCTGCGCCATTGGTAGCGCCCCATGCATAGCTTACGCTAGTGTCGAGGGAAGCGAAACCAAGGTCCATGCCTGTGCCCATGCTGATCGAGTAGTCATCAGCAGTGTTGTCACCACGGTCATTGAGTGTGAAACCTGCATCTACACCGAAGCCAGCAATGCCCAACTCTGCACCAACGGTCCAGTCGGCATTACCTTCCAGATCGGTAGCTACGCCTACGGTTGCGTTGGACATAAGAGCAGATCCATTATCAGTAGCATCTTGTGCAATTGCAGGAGCGGCTACCATAGTAGCCATAATTGCGGAAATAAGATATTTCATATCGTTCCTCTTTATTTACTCCAACCCTTGAGAATCGTTGGGTCAAAGTTGTTAGTTGAAAATTCATACCGATTCACTAGCTTAACAGCATTGTTACCTAGTTTATCAATAGCAACGTAACCTTCAGGTTCAGTTGATCTAAACCCGTTAGTCGTCTGGATAAAAGTCTTAATATTCTTGACTTTATTTAATTTATTTATAAGTGACAATTTCGCTAACACTATCACTTTTTGTAAGTCAAACATTTTCTTAAGACTCTTTTTATTCTCCTTTGAGAAGAATTCTAGTATTTTAGACAAAGCATCTCTTTGAGTTTGCTTGCCTTTTTCGGATTTTCTTTTATCAATCTCTTTCTGATACTTATTCTCAATCCAATTAATCAGATTACGAACATGTTGATCAGTATCTGTAATAATCGTTCCGCTACGCACAAATGTATTGTTAAACTGCTCAATCAGTTGAGCGAGCTTTTGATCTTGTTCTAACTGTCTAAGAGTAGAACCAGAGATTTCATTAAAGAGTTTGCCTGCACGAGACAAGTGTGCGTTTACTCTTTCAGTTTCTTTCGCAGACATGGTGGCTGTACCAGAAACATCACGCAACATCGCATCCTGCTGCCAAACATTAGCAGACTTATTTAATTTAGAAACATTTACTCCATAAGAAGCCTTCATGTTTTCGAAGCTGTCTCCTGTGTATGTTGTGTGCCAGACGACTCCGATTTTCGCTTTTTTAATTTCTTGAGCATCTTTGCTGTTCTTTTCGATAGCATAGACAATTGTATTAGGGTGAAACGTGAGGTAATCCATTCCAGCGATCTTTTCGGATTTGAGATCAGATTTTGTAAAAAGTAAATCACCTTGAATAACTCCTTTAATACCAAGATTAGCAAAATGCTTGAGTGCCAACTTTAGTTTCTTAGCAAGGTCGCCAGAAGTGTCAGCATCAACTTCTGCATCTGTCTTATATACTTTAGGGTTTTTATTGAAGATACCTTTTTTTGCCACGAAGAACTTGCCATCTCTAGGATCAGTACCAACAAAAACAGCAGGAGCGCCGTCCCACTTTACACTGACACCACCTTTATCAACACCAGAAAGCATATCACGCAATGACCTTAATGCAAATATCGCTTCACGTGTGCCCTTGACCCCACCATAAAGAACCTTGTCCTCAATATGGGTCATGTGCGTATTCTTTTCTTCGTTCAGAAACTGCTTAAATGACTGCATTATAGTTTTACCAAGGGTCTCCAGAAAGTTTCATAGAAGAAGATAGGGCTTGCGATTCATATTTAAATCGCATTTTCATAATTTTTTTCCCTGCAGATTTAACCCCAATAGATTCATTACCCACAGGTTCAAAAGTTATACCACCTTTATTTAGGTATTCTATTTTAGAATTAGATAAAGGATTTTCGATAGATACTGATGACCTTTTACCTGTCACTTTAATATAAGATGGATATACAATGTCAGAAGCATCCATCCAGTCAGAAAGAAGATATTGTTTAGAATCATCATCTGACATAGTTTTTAGTTTGGATAAAAGAACATCCCGCATTTTAGACATAACTTTTGAACCTTCTGCATCTGCTTCCTGCTTATATCCTTCAGACCTAATAACCTTTTTACGTGAAGATGCAGATTTAGGCAAGTCATATTTTATAATAAACTGTTCTTCTGTGTCTTTTTTAATTGATGCCAACTCAATACCAAGATTCCGTTCAACAGTTCCCATTCCTGGATTCTTAAATCCAATCTCAGCATTTTTAAGTGTTGATTTAGCAGATATCCCCAAGAATTTACCATCAGTAAATTGAATTAATACATCAGTGGGATTACCTTTATCAACCTTTCCTTGATTACCAACTGCTCTCTGTAAAGAACCTTTTCTCGCAGTCCAAAAAATTTTAGCAGGAATGCCTGAATATCCGTTTTTTCTTGCCCAAGATAATGTCTTACTAGACATTCTTGATGCTCTATCTTCCTGCTCTTCAACCTGTCGATCAGTAATTTTAGATTTCTTTAATTCGAGTTGCCTTTTAACTGAAGAAGGATCGTCGAATAATCCCCAGTTTTCTCCTGCCAAATAATACCCTAGTAAGATTTCATTAACATCAGCAACATCTGTATTTCTTGCTTCTGTAAGATAACTCTTGAATGTTTTCATTTTAGAAGTCGTCCACCAAGATTAAATCGAACAATGCACTGATACTCCCGGAAGCAGCTTGATTTTCTGCTTTAATTTCAATATCAGTCTTCTCTTCGAATTTAATTGGGACATGATAGTCATAATGAACAGGATCGCCTGTAGAAGCAAATTTACCTTTGGTGTTAAAGGTGCCACCAAAAGGTCTTGCCTTTAAGGTAATAATTGTATCATTATCTTTTTTAGTTGGTGCTGCATGTATATGCTTCATAAACGCAGTTTTATTTGCAGGAACTGTGTAAACAGCCATAAGTGTCTGACCTTCACCAGCTGTAACAATCGCTGCTGTTTCACCGTTAATGGTTGCTGTAATATCTGCTGCATTAGTACCAGAATGATTAGTGACTACGCCTCTAAACACTCTAAGGAAAGACTCTGTGCCAGTACCACCAGCTTGTGTGCCTGTGATAGACTCTGTAATTAATTCATAGTTACCGTCTAATCCCTGATATTCAACAGTAGCGCCAGAGTCTGCTGCGCCTGTAGTTACAGTGATAACACCAGCAGAGGATGGATAGACATAATCGCTATCACCATCCCATACAGTATATGAATTAGTAGCCGCCCCACCAAATCCAAACTTGTTGATATGGGAGACGCCTTTGGTCTGTCCATTCGCAATGCGAATTGCCTCAGCTAACTGCGAATTATCGAAGTATCTTGAAAACGCCATTTTGCCCCATCAGATATAATTTTTGTATATACGGATATATTTATACAAAAAAGAATGGGGGCGAAGCGCCCCCAAGAGTTTATTCACAGTCAAAAGGAGTAAGCGCAGTTTTTTACAATCCGAGAACCTTTTCGGCCCCTCGCTTGTCTTTAGGAAGAGAACCACCACTGCGCAGATGATCCACTACCTGTTCAAAATAAAATGCTTCGTCTTCATATCCCGCTTCAGTCAGAGCTTCAGCGGCTGATTTAAAAAATTGTAGATTGCCCATGCCGCTACGATCATTCGTTGCAGCAGCATGAGTCTTTCCTGGTCGTTGATTACTCATATTGAGCATCCTCCCATTGAGTGATGATATTTGAAAATCCCATCTGCATTGGACTATATTCGTTCAAATCATTTTCACGATATTGAACAATCTCTTCAATCTGTTCTTCTGTGAGGTCTTCAATA